AAAAGACTTACCACAAACCGTCTACTCTGAACTTGAATATAAGATGCCTCCACTTCACTAAATATCAAATAACAAAGAGGAAAAGAAATGTCTAATGGAACAATGATCGTCAAGCGTGACGGCACTAAAGAATCACTCAACATTGATAAGATCCACAAAGTTGTGGAACATGCATGTGAAAACTTAGCCGGTGTGAGTTCAAGTCAAATTGAAATGAACGCCAATTTACAATTTTACGATGGCATGAGTACTGCTGAGATTCAAGAAGTGTTAGTACGTAGCGCAAACGATCTTATTAGTTTAGACAATCCAAACTATCAATATGCGGCAGCACGTTTACTATCTTATGGTGTAAACAAAATGGTCTTTGGCGAGTACAATGCTATTACATTACAGCAAAATATTAATAGTAATATTGAGCGTAAGGTATACGACCCAGCTATATTAGAGTCATACACAGCAGACGAGATTGCAACATTAGACAGTTACATTCGGCACAAGCGAGATGAGAACTTTACTTATGCTGGACTACGTCAAGTAGTTGACAAGTATCTATGTCAGGATCGTTCTACTGGAGAAATTTTTGAAACTCCTCAAATGATGTACATGATGATCGCAGCAACATTGTTTGCTAACTACCCAAAAGAAACACGTATGCATTACGTAAGGAGATACTATGATGCGACCTCATTATTTAAGATCAACATACCGACACCCGTTATGGCTGGTGTGCGTACCCCTGTTCGCCAGTTTGCTAGTTGTGTTCTTGTTGACAGTGACGATACTCTCGATAGTATTTTTGCCAGTGACATGGCTATTGGACGCTATACGGCCCAACGAGCAGGAATTGGCATCAATGCGGGAAGAATCAGAGGCGTTAATTCAAAAATTAGGGGCGGGGAAGTAGCACACACAGGTATTGTCCCGTTTCTAAAGAAGTTCGAGTCAACTGTACGTTGTTGTACACAAAACGGTGTACGTGGCGGCAGTGCTACAACACACTTCCCGTTTTGGCATCAAGAGATTGAAGACATCCTTGTGCTAAAGAACAACAAAGGCACAGAGGACAATAGAGTACGTAAGCTAGACTACAGCATACAATTAAACAAAACAATGTATGAAAGATTGTTATCCGGCGGAGATATAACCCTTTTCTCACCACACGATGTGCCTGGACTATATGAAGCATACTTTGGTGATGCAGACAAGTTCCAAGAGCTTTATGAAAAGTATGAACGTGCTACAAGTATTAAAAAACGTTCTATACCAGCTATGGAATTGTTTTCTGCTCTAGTTAAAGAACGTGCAGAAACAGGACGCATTTATATTATGAATGTTGATCATTGTAACACGCACAGTTCATTTAAAGATACAGTATACATGAGCAACTTGTGCCAAGAGATTACACTTCCAACAAAGCCTTTAACACACATTGATGATCCAGAAGGTGAAATTGCATTATGTATTTTGTCAGCAATTAACGTTGGCATTATTAGACAGTTAGACGACTTAGAAGAATTGTGCGATTTAGCAGTTAGAGCATTAGAAGAAATTATTGATTATCAAAAGTATCCAATCAAGGCAGCTGAAATTAGCACAAAAGCAAGACGTTCATTAGGTATAGGCTACATTGGACTAGCGCACTTCCTTGCTAAGAATAAAGTACAATATAGTGATAAAGAAGCATGGAAGTTAGTACATGACTTAACTGAAGCGTTCCAATACTATCTGCTTAAAGCCAGCAACAATTTAGCGCAGGAGAGAGGCGCATGTGATTACTTTGAGCGTACTAAATATGCAGACGGCATCCTTCCTATTGATACCTATAAGACAGATGTTGACACAGTAGTGGAGAATAAATTAAATTATGATTGGGATAGCTTACGCAATGATATCAGGGAGCATGGCTTACGCCACTCGACCTTGTCCGCACAAATGCCATCGGAGAGCAGTTCTGTTGTGTCAAATGCCACAAACGGAATTGAACCACCTAGAGGCTACTTGTCCGTTAAGAAGTCAAAGAAAGGGCCTCTTAAGCAGATTGTTCCACAATATCAGTCATTAAAGAATAACTACACACTACTATGGGATATGCCAAGCAACGAAGGTTATATCAATGTTGTCGCAGTAATGCAGAAGTTCTTTGATCAAGCAATCAGTGGCAACTGGAGTTATAACCCAACACACTTCCCAGACAACGAAGTACCAATGAGTGTAATGATAGGTGACTTGTTAAACACGTATAAGTATGGTTGGAAGACTTCATACTATCAAAACACATATGATTACAAAGAAGATCCAAGCGACATGGACGAACCAGCACATTCTATTGGTTGGCGTGATGACCAGCCAGAAGTGCAACCTGCTACACTAGCAACAGACGAAGATGATGAATTTTGTGATGCATGTGCAATTTAGGTTGACATGCACACTAAAATAATATATACTACACAGACACAAGGAAAGAGATAACCAATGGCTAAAACAGTATTCAATCAAGAGAAGGTTGATTTTACAAAACAAAACATGTTCTTTGGAGCAGATCAAAACACACAACGATATGATGTTTTTAAGTTTCCAGTGTTTGATAAACTAAATCAAACTATGCTTGGGTACTTTTGGCGTCCGGAAGAAGTTAGTCTACAAAAAGACCGTGCTGACTTTGCTAATTTCCGTCCAGAGCAGAAACACATTTTTACTGCAAATTTAAAATATCAAACACTACTTGACAGTGTCCAAGGACGTGGCCCATGCCTAGCATTTTTGCCGCATGTTTCACTTCCTGAACTAGAGGGCTGTATTGTTACTTGGGATTTCTTTGAAACAATTCATTCACGTAGCTACACACATATTATGAAGAACGTGTACGCTGACCCTGCAGAAGTGTTTGACACTATTCTAGATGATGAAAAGATTATTGCTCGTGCAACAAGTGTTACCAAACACTATGATGCATTTAACGATGCAGCTGATGCGTTTATGCACCGCGGTGAAGGCAGTATGTATGAAGTCAAGAAGAAAATGTATCTTGCTATGATGACTGTAAACATTCTAGAAGGCTTGCGTTTCTATGTAAGTTTTGCTTGTACATTTGGCTTTGGCGAACTAAAACTAATGGAAGGCTCTGCAAAGATTATTAGTCTTATTGCTCGCGATGAAGCACAGCATCTAGCATTAAGCACACACGTATTGAAGTTGTGGGCTCAAGGCAAAGACGATCCAGAGATGGCACAGATTGCTAAAGAGTGTCAGGAAGAAGTATACGACTTATGGCGTGAATGTGTTGCAGAAGAAAAAGACTGGGCAGAGTATTTGTTTAAAGACGGTTCTATGATTGGACTTAATACTACATTGCTTAATCAATATGTAGAATACATTGCTAATCGTAGACTAAAAGCACTTGGGTTAAACTCTATCTTTGATCAGCCATTAAATACAAATCCATTACCTTGGACACAACATTGGTTAAGTAGCTCTGGGCTACAAGTTGCTCCACAAGAGACAGAAGTTGAATCTTATGTTATCGGTGGTATCAAGCAGGACGTAGATAAAGATGCACTAAAAGGATTTAGTTTATGATATTAATTTGGGGGAAGCCAGCATGTCCAAGTTGTACAAGAGCAAAAGCATTGTGCGAACAGCGTAACTTCCAATATGAATACAGAGAACTTGGAAAAGACTTTGACAGAGATGAAGTGCTTGCAGAGTTTCCAGAAGCACGTACATTTCCACAGATAGTAGTAAATGGCCTTAAAGTAGGCGGCTACGAACAATTTACACGTTATGTAGAAGAAACAAACTACACAGGAACAGGATATACATTATAATGTTAATCGAAACACCGTACAAAAATTTAGATACAGTTACAATAAAACTTACTGATAGCTCAGAAATTGTAGCACGTCTAGAAGACGAAAATGACACTCAACTTACTTTATATAAACCTTTAGCATTGATTGCAACAGAACAAGGCATGGGGTTATCTCCATTTGCATTTACTATTCCTGCAGATGCAAAGGTTAAAATAAATAAAAGTACAGTTATTTTTGTACATAAGACTGATGCCGAAATGGCTAAACAATATACAAAAAGCACCACAGGAGTAGCAATTTAATGCCACTAGCGGCTAGAAAAACTGATGCAGTAGCAACAGGTCACGGATGTGACGGCACTACAACATTAGCAACACCTGGCCAATCAACAGTCTACATTGAAAATCTATTAGCTTGTAGAATCACAGACCTTACTGTATCACATGAACTACCATCGGGTGATAGTTGTGCTTCGCACACTGCACCTATAAGTGGATCAAGTGGCACAGTTTATATTGTTAATAAAAAAGCAGCACGTAAAACTGATGCGTGTGATGCAGGCAGTATAACAGGTAGTGCATCTACAGTTTATATTGGTTAATTATTAAAAGGAGAGAAAATGACAAATCACGACGAAATAGTACAAGCATATAATAACTATCTAGCAGAACATGCAACGTTCGAAGAAAAAGGCGTAAAAGCCGCGGCAGCTAGAGCTCGCAAAGCATTAGGTGATCTTGGTAAACTTACAAAAGAACGCCGTAAAGAAATACAAGACAAAAAGAACGATATGTAATGCAAGGACAACGGCGATGGCTTAAATTATGGGCTAGAACTGTTGGCATGCCTATCGGCATAAACGACGACGATAAGCCAGAATTTCTTCCAATTACACAAGACGATGTAAGGAAGGCTCTGGCTTTTCGCACCTTTTGGATTGTATTACATGTATTAACTTGTTTTATGATAATAGCAGGCAATGGAAAAACTCTAGGCATTTGGTAATAGGCTTATGTTAGCGCAATAATAGCAGGAATCTGTAAATACAGTATGACACGACGTGAAAGAGAACATCACAAAGAAGCATACCGTTTGTTTTGGTTAGTCAAAGGACATATCAATACAACAGAGGAAACTGTAATTGACTCAGCTGACAGTTACTTTAAAAGACTTTGGGTAGACGGGTGCAATGGGGCTCCGTTATATGATTATGAAGATGGATTTGAACAAGCATATAATAGGAGATTTCACAATGGTATCAAAAGCGATACAGAACTTAGATGAAAATGATTTAAAGTTTATAGAAGAATTATTATCTAAACAATTATCTCAGCAAATGGAACAAGACAAAACCTGGCAGACTAAAAATGGTTATGACCGTCCTTTTGCACGAACCAAACGCATTTTGACTTGCTTAAATGCAATTAAATCACAAAGACAAATGGTACGTGTTCATTCTACCAAATGGTAAAAAAAGATTGACAACCTTTTAATTCTATGTTATAAATAATATGTTGACGTTGAAGCAACGTAGACACATACTGGACCGCGGGGCAGTACCGCGCAGCTCCACCATAAACACATTTAGATAAGTG